ATATTTCCATAAAGGCTCATAAATTTACCTACGCGTTCAGTGCATCAATCTGTGCTTGTAGTTCTGCGATTTGCGCGACCTTTGGGTCAACCCAACCAGCTACATTGCCCCATGCACTACCATCAAAAGTGTGCTTGCCACCCTGCCAACCTTCTGGTGCTGTAACGCCTGTGTGGATAGTTGAATTGCTAGAATTCATATCACCAATAATAAAGTCGGGAGTAGTGATATTGTCGTCAGAGGCAGTCAGCGTTGCATCATCTGCAAATGTGTAGACTGATACGTTGCCTGTATTAAATGTAATTGTTTGCATTGGTAATCCTTTAAGGCTTTGTGGGCCAGTTAATTGTTGTGGGAAAGTCGGCCTGTGCTGGAAGGTTCCGCAATAAAGTGCGGTACGCTGTCATTTCAGTAGTCATTGTCACATCAGAATTTGCTGTCCAATCAGTAGCTGCTAGTAGGCCGTTGCGCTTATCTCTAGCGTCTGCTGCTGCACGATCATCTGCCGCTGCTGCCCATGTTGCTTCTTCTGCGTCACAGGCTGTTTCTTCTGCTGCTGTGAAGGGTACGTTTCCTTCGGATGTTGCATGGTATCTAGTCATTATGATTTCCTTATTTGGCTATGCCGTAAAGACGGAAAGTGCCTTTTGTAAATGTCCCACCTGACGGGAAGAATCTTATTCCAGTCATTGGCCCCGTTCCAGCACCACTATGCCGAGCCGCACCACTATTGGTTACAACTCTATTACTGCTATCTACATAAACGCCTTGCCACTGTATCCTGTGTCGGTAAGTTGTCCTTGGATTAGAAGGGTCTTGGATATAAAAAATACCGTCAAATCCACCCTCGACAGTAGAATTGGTTATGCCATTAGTTATTCTAATATGAGCTTCTGACGCTGCTGCTGTTCCAGCATAACTAGCGGTATTAGAACGGGAAGCTTGGTAATGATAACTGTAGGAATTACCATTTTGTTTATACACACCTCCCAATTTTAGTCGAGCTTTAATGAATTCCCCATTACCTGACATTTGCAAATTCGTAGCATAAATTACATAAGCGTCATACGTGCTATCAAAAGTAGTCTCCATATCTAGTGTAGATGAATTAGAAGCGGTAACAGTAGACAGTAAAGTCAGACCAGCAGGAGCAACAGCACCCCAACTAGCAGCACTACCATTAGTCGTTAAGAACTTACCAGTGTTGCCAGACTGACTTGGTATCTCGTCTGGAGTAGCTAACCCATTCAACAACAGGCTTGTCGCTGAGACTGCTTCACCAGCAAGTACAGTATTAGCGTTAGAAGTGGTAGCAAAAGTACCATTAGGTTGTACAAAGTAAGTTGAGCCAGCAGTTAAGCTAGTTTGGTTATCACTGATACCGCCCTTGAGCATGATGCTGGCAGTTTGCCCGTTGGTGTAAGCTGCGGTGGCTGTGCCTAAGAAGTTGGTTGCGGTTAGGTTAGTGTTTAAATACCCTACTTGACCAAAACGGAATCTCGCTGTTGATGTACTATTTTCTCGGTACATGAAAAGAAATCTACCAATAGTGGCAGGATTAAAAAGAAGAGAATTGTTTGCAGAAGTGCCACTAGTGTAAAGTGTTTTTGAACTAAATGTTAATGCGTTTGCATTAGATAAAGTTCCAACTTCAACTGTGGCCTTGTTTCCATTTGTAGCGTCTGTATATGCCACAGCAAACTTACCCGTCTGCAATGTGTCAAAACTTATTGATTTTTCATTATATCCAGCACTTGCTCCCCATGTTATTGAAGAAGAAAAGGTCAGTGTAGTGCCATTCAGTGTGCCAATAAATGCAAGTTCGCTTGTTCCTATTTTAGTAACCATTGCCACAAATCTATTCTGTGTACTAGGGTCAAATGCTGCGGCAAATTGCCCACCATCTGTGCTTGTTATCACAGTTTTCATTGTACCAAATGTTGGTGTAGTGCCACTAATGGTGCATATAATTGATTTAATGGTGTTGCTGTCGCCTTTGCCCCACAAAAGTATTTTAGAAGTAAAGGGGTCTGGGGTAGCTACTGGAAATGAACCATAGGCGGATGCTATAACTGTTTCTGAGCCAAACGATAATGAATTTGTACCACTAATTGTTCCCACTTTAGCTGTTGGATAACTAGAGTTTGCACCATCCCTCCACACAACAACAAATTTATTTGCAACCTGACTATCATAAGCTGCTGAAATTTCATAAGATGCGGCTGAGTGATAAGTTACAGCAGAACCAAAAGCAACATTAGTATTGCTAATATTTCCTACAATCGCTTGTGCGTAAGAATTTGAGTTTATGTTGTAAATAATTACAAAACGCCCTGCTGTGTTTGTGTCAAATATTAGTTGATGTCCACTAGCCGATGTTGTGAAATAGGTAACAGGCGTACCAAACGAAATGCTCGTTGAATTTATAGTGCCTACTACTGCAATGCTGTTTGTACCTACAACATAGGTGACGATAATCTGATTGGATACATTAGTAAATGATGCGCTTATTTTTGAAACTACAGAACTTACTAAAGTTCCTGTAGAACCTTCCGTCATATTAGTTGACGCAGAAGCTCCACTAACAACCTCTACCTGTCCGTTAGCCTTTAATATCACAGGCTTGCCATTCGGAAGTGTGCCTGACGCTACAAAGTCCTCTGAACCACTAGCTGGTAGGTTAGTTAGGTTAGCTGCGCTTCCGTTTGGTGCTAGTACGTCAGAACCAATAGCAAGACCTAATGCTGTCCTAGCGGCTCCTGCTGAACTTGATCCTGTACCGCCCTTGCCAAGCTCTAAGTCTGCACCTGTGAAGTTTGCGTTGGTTACATCACCAGCAACTAGGGCCGTTCTTAATGTCTCTGCGTTTGCTCTTGACTTGCTCATTCTGTTACCTCTGTGGGCCATGTTACTGTTGGGAAATCTGACTGTGCTGGTACATTTCTCAAGGCAGTTCGGTATGCAGTCATTTCAGCACTCATGGTGGGCGAGTCTGGCATTGCAGCCCAATCGGTAGCTGTTAACAGAGCGTCACGCTTTTCTCTAATTTCAAATGCTAACTGACTATCGTATGCAGATAATTCGTCTGTTGATCTATCGGTAACAGTAAAACCTAAAGTCCAAACTCCTGACACAAGAGTTGGCTCATTATTTTGAGACAATACTTGAGTCCTAACATTGTAGGTAGGCTCGTCTACTGTTGTAACAGGGTGCATATTAAAATGCGCCATTTCAGAAACACTAGGAATCTTAGGAAAACTAGTGTTGGCGTTGTCTTTTCGCAAAAGAAATACGGAGTATGGGTATACCTCTAGTGTGCTCCCATTTGCTTTTATGTACATAATATATATATCCTACTAAATTGATTGGAAAGTGTTACTTACATTTGATGTAGCGTCTTGCCACCCTGCACTTGTATTACTTACCCCGAATGTAAATGAGTTAAATGTAAAACTTGTACTCGTAGCATTTATTGCATTAGATGCTGGAACAGTAACACTTGCATATGTAATTTTATTAAAAGTGTTACCTGATTTAGAACCATCTGTGGGTAAAACAGTTACAATGGCATCAAATTGGTAATCAAATAAACTTGCAGTGGCAGTTACGATAAATGTATCTCTATGTACAGTTATCCCATTAGCACGAAATCCGCTGCCCGATCTGCTGCCATATATTTCTCGAGAATAGTGATGGGACAAACCAGCATTAAGTTTATGAATTTGACCTCGCTGAGTCGTATTGTTATGAGTCAACCAATAAATTTCCCCGTCTTCATCGTGATCTAACGAATTATAAGACATTGGATTGTCTCTACAACTAGTTACTTTTTTGGCTGCTGTGTATGCGCCCGTAGCAGGATTTACTCTCATAAGATTAGCTTGGCCTGAGCTTTCAAATGCAACATACAAGGAAGAATTTGCAAACGTCATGCCACTAGCCCCATTATTAATTCCTACACCATTATTAGCGGTATAGCGAAATTGCCACTGGACAGCACCACTCGAATTAAATTTTGCTACAAAAAGTTTATTGCCTACATTGTCTACACTTCTACCACCAATATAAATGTTATCATCAGGGTCTACACAAACAGCCCCATTCTCTGAGTTACTAATTGTCGCCCTTCTAGCCCATGCCACAGTGCCGTTAGGGGCAAATTTCACAACTCTAGTTTGATTACCTGTACTTGCTTGTACAATAACATTGCCAGAATAATCAATAGCTAAACAGTACGCATCCCCATTTGACGAAAGTTCTTTTTTCCATACGTCTGACCCGTTTGACGAGTTTACTTTAAACAAATAAAACTTATTGTCTGCTTCACCTGTAATATATAAGTGTCCATTATCCTCGTCTAATACTATGGAACACGGGCCATCGGCTACTTTTCCCCAACCTGTATTCGGGTTAATCATTCTCTTAAACTTTACAGTTCCCTCATAATCATATTTTACATACCAAAATACTCTTGCGGTTGCGCTGTTTGCATAAGTTCCAAATGTCCCTGCTGCATAAACATTTCCGTCTGAATCTACCACAGAATCAGTAAAGGCAATGGTGTCTTGAGAGAATCTTTCGGTGTTGTACCAAGTATCTAAGTCTTGACCACCAACTTGACCTGCGATACCCATTCCTACTTTTCTCTCGATAGTCATAGGTTAACCCATCCCAACAACAGCAGTTCCGTACCAGATCGTGCCACCATCTATAGTTGTGAAGAAAAGCAGATCCACCCCACTGGCTGTGAGTGCTGGTGCAGTAGCGGCAGGCCAATCAACTGACGTAGGCCATGTGAGCGTAGCACTACCGCCATTCGTGACGATCATAGTAAATGAGCCAGCAGTGCCAGAGGCAGGAGGGTTAGAGAATGTAACTGTCTGTCCACCAGATAATGTGTATGTTTGAACATTACCTAACGTGAGATTTACATCATGTGCTGCCATT